GTTTTCCTTCTAATCTGTCAATAGCACGATGTGGTTCTCCAGCATCATAACCAATACAACGGAAAATTTCAGAATGATCGTTTTTTTTCATCCAGCTTTTTACTCTTTTATTCATTGGTTCAATTTTATGTTTCATTGAACAGGCTTTGTAACCAAAAGCCAAAGAAGGAAGAGTTTTCTTTCTAATGCAAGAATCTTCTAAAGATTCATATTTTCCTTGATATTTTGCATAAACATTTTCAATAGGCAATCCCCACCATTCCATAGTCTTTTTAGACATCATTGAGATGTGATTGTATGTATGCGGTAATTCTCCTCCAGTATCGGCGAAGATGATTAACTCTGGTTTTATGTCTCGCTCTAAAAAGCCACATAGCATTGCAACGCTGTTTGTTCCGCCTCCATAGGCGACCACCAAAGGAAGGTTATCTTTCATGTAATCGTGATTGAAAAAAAACCCGAGATCCTTCACCAGTAATTTCTTATTGGGAGAGGGGTTGCCTCGGGACTGTTAAAATAGTTTTTCAGTTGTATTCAAAAATGCAACATCAAAATCCATCTTCATCCACGCCGCTACCACCATAGCCCCATTCATCATTCTCAGATTGTTCCTGAGTATTGTTCTTGCTGTGGATTAGACGATCTTCCCAATCACGAATCTCAACGATGTCCAAAGATTCTGCTGACTCATCTTCAAAAGTAAACTCTAGTCCTGCTTTACGAAGCATCTCAACAGCATAGGTCAAAGAATCAGCCAAATCGGGTGACTTCTTGATACGCTGTTTCATATCCAACTTCTTTTCAACAGCAACCTTCCTGCCTTTGTGGAAGTAAAGACGACTGCAAAGCTCGTTAATAATCAAGCTATGTTTTTCCACATCAATACCAACAAAACTCCTTGTGGACATGGCAGTATGCACTTGAAACCACGACTCCGTTACTCGTCTATCGTATGCTTCTTTGGCAGTACGTTTATCCAAGCTACTAATCCTACGCTCAGTAGGCATTCCCATAGAGGAAATGGGATGGATGAACATTGCCTCTGGATGAAATTTACCCCATTCAATGATGATTGCTCGTAACATCTTTCCACCATCACCAGAAATATCCAATCCAAAGTCCCTTGGATGAACTCCATACTCCAAGCAATCTTTTACTACCTGCATTGCAATGCTTTCCTCAAAGACATCACCGACAGATGAAGTATATTCTTTGGTTCCAAGATAAAATCCCAACCTTCTTCCAGTATCATTTGGCCCATAACGGCAAAATGTAGCCGCACATCTATCTCCACCAGCAGTAAATGCAGGGTCAAATCCGCAAACAACCTTTGTTCTATCACTCCAGACAGGTTCCCATGAAATATCACAGGCTTGGATGAACTGTTTTGAGAAAATTGTAAGTTCTACGGATGAATCGGGCCACCAACCATAGACATTTCGCCAGTATTCAATGGCATTTTTATTGCCATAGCATCGTTTTAGGGTAGCCGCTTCTCCTTGGATGGTAAGAAATCTATCAAATGGCGGGATTTCCGCATTTGGAGCCTTAAAATTGGGGCTATCTTCTCCCGAAAGATGCAATGCAACCCCTGTTCTGGTCTTCCATTTATGCGTGTAGCGATTGACGGCATCCCATTCCATAGGATCGTCGGGCTGACACAACTCGGTATGGGGATTGTTGGCAGTATTTGATGGGTTTGCCATACCGCCGAATATGAAATCGGGATTTGCACCAAGGTTTACCCTGGTATCCAATGCGTAGAGATCCATTTCTGCCAACTCATCCAAAAACAACCGCATTCTGGCATTCTTACGACCTCTAGTATTCTCCACAGATCGTTTTCCTTCTCCTCCACGGGGAAAAGCCAATGCTTTTATGGCATTTGTATAATCTCGCTCTGTATCTTTTGTGTCAATTGACTCAAAAACAATCATTCTACGGTACTCAACAAGGTTTCCAATGCTGGTATCTTTGCCGTATTTAGCCTGTAAATTACGCATTGCGATGCGATAGAGCGTACAAACTTTACCCCACAAACGATCTTCAGAGGCATCTAGGGACGTAGATGCAACGTATGTTGAGGTGCAATCTGGAGCACAAAGCCAATCAATCACGATGCAAGCCGCCACGGAAAAGGTTTTTCCGCTACTTGCACACCCTGCAATACCCCAATCGTTTTCGTTGCAGAACAAATCTATGATGTCGAGAGCATAATTATTGGGTATTCCCTGTGATTGGAGCAAAACTTCGTTTCCATAAATCAATTGAAAGCAGTTGATCATGTGCTGTGCAGGGTTTTTCAGATCAGTATTCTCTAATTTGATACCCATCTTAATCCTTTCCCGCCTTCCAAACTCCCCACGAGTTAAACGATAGCAAGTCAACTCCCTAATGAATTGTGGAACGCTTTCCAAAAAGGAAAGTCCATATGTTGTATCCGCTGGTGGTTGCAAACTCAATCCGTTGTATTCCATGAAGTGAAAAGTATTGACAACTTTTATATTAGAAAGCAAGAAGGAGGTTCAACTATGAGACTTAAAGACCCAAACGGCCCAATACCTGGTGGCCTCTGGTATCAATACAGCGACGACAAGGGTAATACCTATCGCGTTAATGGAATGGATCTGACATTCGGAAAGCAATTCATCCAAAAGATTAAAGGTGACATGACAAATAAGAATGTTGCCGTACCAGAAAATTTAGAATACCTTGTTGAACAGCAAATTTGTCAACGCTTGCCGGGACAATATTGCTGGCAAGAAGCGGGAGACAAGGTGGCAGACGTAATACATAAATTTGCTAATCTTGGGGATCGCGTTGCTTCTACGTTTGGCATCAATGCCCAACTGGAAACAAGGGCTAAAAATTGCCCTGCTTGTCAAAAACGCAGGGAAGCAATGAACCAAGCTCTAGGATAAAATGGCTAAAACCAAGAAAATAGTAAACCGAGAAGGCGTATCGAGTTGGGGTTTCAATACCATCAACTCAAACGGAGTAGCACCCACTAGTCGTGTGCAGACTGCCAATGACGCATTTACTATATGTTGGAATCTCCGATTGGATAACGCAGGAAGGGAAAGGAAGTGGGGTCGCATATACAAATGTTTCAAAGGATTTCCCCCTACTGATTATAGCCAGGTAGCCGCCCGTCAACTTTCTGGAATGAGCAATGTGCCATTTCGTCAGATGAAATTCATTGTGGACAACCAGAAGTCCAGCTTTGTGGACATGGTAATGGAGCGTAATACCGCCGCAAACATTACTACCAAGATCGGAAATCCAACCGAAAAAGAAATATATAGCAATCTGATTAGCATTGGTTTTGATCGAATGCTCCGTTCATGGACATCCTATAACTACAATGTTGAACTGGATGTTGAAGAAATGACCCTGTACGGAAAGGGTTTTGAAATTGCAGAGGATAGAGATGGATGGCCTACCAAGAGCTTCCATAACTCCAATGTATTGATTCCAGATAAAACATACGCAGACCTCACGAACTTGGGTGAGCTTTGCATCAAACGTAGCTACACACCACTTGAGTTCTGGCTCAAGATTACGGGCGGGGAGGAAGATCCAGTAAAGGCAGAACAACACGCCACAGAAATGGGATGGAACTTCTGGGCTTGTGTTGATGCCCTACGAATGTTCACTACCAACTACCGCAATACTTACACTAATACTGAATGGTTGCGTGATGTTGCTTCTGGCAACATGAATCTTTCCCGTTTGTACACGCTACGCATTGAACTTTATGAGCTTTATATTATGGAGTTCAATGGATCTATTTCAAAGATGCTTCTGCTCCAAAACTATGGAGGTCTTGTACTTGGATACAAAGAAAATGGACGCAAGGATCTTACAGAAGAAGAATATCGTGACCAAACAGGATTCCTATACTACCGCAAAGATTGGGTAGAAAAGGATGGAGATGGTTGGGAAGATGTTATTGCACCAATCACAGATTCCACGGGAAGCGGAATTTGGCATGAAGTTCAAGGACTTGCTGAAGCAATTTTCATTCAATGTCGTGCATATGACATTCATATGAATCGTGCATTTGATGCAATGGATTGGAGCACTCGTTTGATGCTTAAAGGTGGTAGTGCGGAATCCACCAAGAAACTCAAACAAATGGAGTGGCAACCTTGGATGATCTTGCCCCAGGATGTTGAACCAACACAAATCAATCTAGGAGTTCCCCTTGGTGAGTTGTTTTCTGGAATGCAGATGTACCAAGCAGATATGTATCGTGGAATTGGTGCATACAACATTGGTAATTATTCCAAGACAGGAAAAGCTCGTACCAAGAAAGAAGCCGAAATGGATGCGGCTGAATCTGCCAAACTCCAAGGTACACAAATTCGTCGCTTTAACGATAACCAAACCCGCTGGCTCCGTATGCTGTACAAGCGTATGAGCAATACCAAGCGTGGAGGCAATGGTTGGAAGTTGAAAGAAAAGTTCATGGACTTCATGGAAGAAAATGGAGTTCCAGAAGAAGCATGGAAATGGGAGAATATTGAAAACCTTGAAAGCAATATGCTTGCTGGTTCTGGTAGCCCATCTTACAAGCTCATGGCGGCACAGCAAACTGTCTCCCTGACGGGAATGACTCCTATGAACGAGGGTCAAGCAAACGCCATTGCAGATGCCATTGCCGCTTTGAATGGTCGTCAGAATGTCAATCGCTATGTCAAACAGACCAAGATTGAGATTCCTGATGAACAGGGAATCATTTCAATGGAAAACATTGGAATGACTGATCCTAAAGGAAACCCTGCTAACTTTAGGGTTTACCCTAATCAGAATCATATTGAGCACTTCAAGGGTCATTTCCAAGATGCCGCCGCATCAATGCAGGAAGCCCAACAAGCCCTTCAATCTTCTGGTGTTAATCAACAAGCACCTACCCGTGGACAAGCCGCACAAGCAGTCCCAGAAGAAGCCGTCAACCTTATCCGTGACATCTACGCCTGTCTCATGCGATTCAAGGGGCCACATCTTGTTGCTCACCTTGGATTCATTCAGAAAGATCCAAGCAAAAAAGAAATGGCAAAACAATTTGGTCAGCAGATGCAACAGCTTCAGCGTGGAACTGATGAGCTTGGTAGCCAGCTTGCACAGATTGAAAAAGCCCGTCAGCAACAACAGGGTCAAGGTGGAGATCAAGATCCTCACACCGTCAAGCTACAAGCTCTGGTTGCCAAGGAAGCTATCCAAACCAATGCTCTTCAGAAGAAAGAAGACATCAAACTGGCGGCAATGGCACAGAAAGCACAGCTTCATAACTCCAATGCAATGGAGAAGGTTGCAACTGACCTCGCTACCAAGAGAGCAAAAGCCGCCAATGAGATTCAAATCAAAAGGGCTAAAGCCGCACACGATGCTGATATGATGCAGGATCAGCATGAACAAGAGCTTGCTCAACAGCAGGAAATGAACCAAGCTCAACCCAATCCTCAAGAAGAAATGGCTCAACAACAAGCTATTCAAGGTCAAGAGGCAGTAACCACGCAAAATCCCGATATTGGGCAACTCAATGGATAATCCAAACGTAACAAACCTATCCGCCGCAATCATCAACGATAAACGATACAGCGAATTAAAGACTGCTGTATATGAACAGTTAGTAAACAAAGACTACTCAACCGTTGTTGCTGTTTTCCGTTTGCTACAGGACTTTGCAATTGATGCAGGACAGAATACATTCAACAATGTAGAGACTTCTTTGAAACAATCTTTAGTTCCAACCAAACATCAGCCAGATTATGATCCAGATTTGGACGACTCATTGTCTGATGAAGAAATTTCACTCCGAAAGTAACCACACAAACAACTAAATACCATGTCCGATACCGCCGTTGCCAAACCAATCCAGACCCAGCAGACCATTGATTCCCAAGCCGCCCGTGAAGCGGATAAAGCCGCTAGGGAAGCCGCTGTAAAAACAGCAGATACTTTTTTTAGGCAAGACATCAAGGAAGCACCCAAAGGAACTCCAGAAGATTTGTTCCGCAAGTTTGGTGCAAAGACTACCGCTGACGCTGAAGAGCATCAGAACCGTATTGCTGAACAAAAGGAAGCCGCAAAGGTTGCTGAATCCAATCGTGAAGAACCAGAGGTTAAAGCCTCGCTGGTTGACGATGAAAAAAAACCTGGTTTTATCAAGTCACTTAAACAAACCAATGAACAACTCGCAAAAGAAGCCGCTGAACTCAAAAAGAAGGTTGAGGAATACGACAAAGCTCAACAGGAAATCGCAGAACTACGCTCAAAGATTGACGATAGTGAAAGCAAGAAAGAAGTCGAAAAGCTCCGTAAAGAGCTTGAACAGGCAGTTAAGGAAAGACAGGAGCGTGAGGAATCCCTCACCCGTGACCTTGAAGAAGTTCGTAAAGCAAATGCTTTCCTCAATCTTCCACAAGATCCAGTATTCAAAGAGAATTTTGATGCTCCCATTCTTAACGGATACAACCAAATCAAAATGATTCTTGGTGAAGATCAGTCTTCACTCACGGAATTTGGTAAAGCTGTTCAAGCATATGAGGCATCTTTGACTACTGCTGATCCTGCTGAACGAGCAAGACAACGTGAAGCTTCAAAGCAAACGCTGAATTACATTTACGAGAACCTTTCCCCAATGGAACAGGCAAAGTTTAACCAGACTGCCTACGATGTTCTCAATAAAGTAGAAGCTAGAAGCCAAGCAATTGCTAATTGGGAAATTACCAAAGCCCAAGCAGATGAGGAAAAGAATCGTCGTTTGCAAGCAACCAAATCCCAAGTTGGAAAGCGTTGGCAAGATGCATTTTCACAGGCCAAACAACAACTAGAAGATGCTGTTAAATACAACGAGGAAATCGCCAAGATTATTGCCTCTGCAAAGATTGATGATGATACGACTGAAGATGAGCTTATTGCTGAAGCCGCACTTCGTGAGAACAGCAATTATCAGCCAGAGCAAATTACCAGGGTTCTGATGCAAGGAGCCAAATTTAAGAAAGCCAAAGCATATTCTTTTGCACTTGAAAAAGAAAATGCAGAGCTTAAAGAAACCATCAAAAAGATGCGTGGTTCTAGCACTTCGGAGGGAAGCATTGGCTCTTCTTCAGCAGGAAAAGCTACGGAATCAGAGGAACGCACACCAGCGGCTCTTTTTGCCAAGTTTCGCAATAGGTAGTTGACAGGATTATAATCCGTAGTATGGTTTGCGTATTACCATGCAAATCAAACGAGGAACAGTCCGTGAAGACGGAAAGATATTCTGGTGTTACCACAATAAAGGTAAAGAGTATTGGGTAACTCCAGATGTCTTTGAGAACAATCAAAGCAGGAATGGAAAATGGGCTAGAGAAAACCCTGTTGAAAATAGAAAGAATGCCAAGAAATGGAATCGCGCAAATCGTGAAAGATACAATTCCAATAAATTACGTTCTGCAAAAAACAATCCCGATTCCACCAAGAACGCTCAACTTCGCATAAAGTTCAATATAACTCTTGAACAATACAATCAGCTTTTCTATTTACAAAATCACAGGTGCGCCATTTGCAAAGATGAATGCCAAACTGGAAGGCAACTTGCTGTAGATCACGATCACAAAACAGGAAAAGTTCGAGGGTTGCTATGCATGGAATGCAACATAGGATTGGGTAAGTTTAAGGATTCAACAGATCGGTTAATGAAGGCGATAGAATATATTATTAAAAATTCTGTTGACACCATTTAGGTTTTTCTATAATCGTCACATATCTGGATTGGTCGTTGTTTTAACAGCGATTGATTTCAGCCAAAGCACCGTATCGGATAGCGACCGATGTAAAACAACAAGCGGGGTGTGAGGTTGACATCAGTTGATTGGTAAAACAAAGACCCTGCGAGGTTGCCAGTCGCTCATAACCAAAACCGTGTTTTGGAGAGGCGACTCTTTTCAAGGCACACAACTCAACAAACAACACACTTAATCATATGGCGCAAAATAGCGTTACTTTTTCGAGTTGCCAGGACGTTGATACCCTCTTCCATGAGGCTAGGACGTACTACAACCCGTTTTTTATTAAAAAGATGGCAATCAATTCGATCTATTACGGTCGTCTTGAAACCGAGACTTGGCCTCTCAACACCCTCCCGACCCAAAAGGCTTTCCGCTTTGGTCGTGGATGGTACAACCCCGATCAGCCTTGGCAGGAAGTTCAGTCTGGTCGTTGCATCCAGAATGCTGATGACGTTCAGTTTGAGTTTATTGCTCACCCTGGTACGGAATCGTACAGCTTCAGCCTTTTCACCAAGGCAATGCGTACCGATTGGTATCAGCTTACCGACTTCATGTATCGCCTCTTCCCACAGGAGGAGATGGATCACATCATGGCGACGAACGTCAACATCACCAAGAACGTCCATGAGGAGTTCGCCCGTTCCAACTGGATCGGTGGTGCTGGACACAAGTGGGTTCCGATCAGCAA